TTATGCAACTGGTGGTACACTTGGAAACATTCCAACTGCCAACTTTGGTGTAACGTCTGGTGCAAACGCCGTTAACCCTTCTGGTGAGGCAGGTGGAGGTATCCTTCGCCCTGAGCAAGCACGTAGATTCATTGACTACGTGTGGGATGCCACAGTTCTCGCCAAGGATGGTCGCCGTGTTACAATGCGAGCTAACACAATGGAACTTGAAAAAGTTAACGTTGGTGAGCGTGTAATTCGTGCAGCTTCTCAGGCTACTGGTGACTACACAAACACTGGTGCGACATTTAGCAAGGTTGAGCTTACTACCAAGAAGATTCGTCTTGACTGGGAAGTATCCTCAGAGGCTCTAGAAGATGGTATTGAGGGTGCAGCCCTTGAAGACCACCTAGTCCGTTTGATGACAAATGCATTTGCAAATGACATCGAAGACCTAGCTATCAATGGTCTTGGATCTGGACCAAACCCATTCCTATCTATTATGGAAGGTTTTGTCAACAAGGTCAAGACCAATGGTGACGCACACGAGGCTGTAGTAACTGTAGCTGACAACGCATGGACCCCAGAGGTAATGCAGGAGATTATCCTTGCAATGCCACGCAAGTACCGTGCAATCAAGTCTAACCTAAAGTTCTACGCAGGTACAGACGCATTCCAGGGTATCGTAAAGAACAACGGTACTCTATCTGACGCAATTGCTGAGGCTCTTGGAAAGAATGGTAACACTGCAGCTAACACTCAGGCTTACCTAGATGGACAGGGCCAGACATTTGGTGGTGCTCGCACTACTCGTGTTCTAGGCATTGACGTACAGGAAGTACCTTACTACCCAGAGGGTTACGTTGACCTAACATTCCCACAGAACCGTGTTTGGGGATTCCAGCGTGACATCACTGTGAACCGTGAGTACAAGCCAAAGAAGGACACCATTGAGTACACCGTATTCGTACGTTTCGGTATTCAGTGGGAAGAGGAAGATGCAGTAGCATTTGCTGACGCAGCTGCTGACAGCTAAACCTTCGTCATTCTAATTTGACTGGGGCAGGGGCATATAGCTTCTGCCCCTTTCAATTATTCTGGTATAATTATTTTAGGAGGTAAAGATGACAACAGATACTTTTAATGTAGATGGTGTAAATCCAAACGATGACACTACCACAGTAAATGAATTAGATCTAGATGATAATCTTGAAGTTAACGAAGTTCCAGAAAAGCCAGTAGTTGTAGAAGAGCAGACAATCTTGTCGCCAAAGCCAGAAGAAGAGGCTCCATCTTTGGTTCCTGTTTCAGATGGCGTAATTGGTGCTGGCACTGTAAAGAAATCTGCACCAAAGCCAAAGAAGGTTGCTGAAAATAAGTCAGGTCCAGGAACAGTAGCACTATTTGCTGCTCGTAACATTTCTTGGAATGGTGTTGGTAAGCTAGTTAAGGGATATAACCTAGTAAGCTCTACTGAAGCTGATAAGTGGCTAACCCTTGACGCTGTTAGACTTGTTGACCCAGAAGAAGTCAGAACTAATCTAGGATAAAAATGGAAATATTAAGAGTTCCGCCATATGACACAACTGTAGATATTGAGGTAGATGAGCCATCTACTGACTATCCAGTAATTATTCGTGATATGGCGGATTTCTCTTTTACAACGTCTACAGTAACCTCAGACGCAGACGGTATCCTAAATGTTGAGCTACCATCAAAGTACGATGGTGACTATGAGGTTCAGGTGTATGACAATGAATACTATTACAGAGTAGTTAGGCCATATGTAGACCCTAACACAAAAGCTTCTACAGCAACAGATATAGCTGCCTACACTAAAAATGAAGAGATTGCCAGAGCAATTATTGATTCAGTAATTAGAGAAGGATTTTACTACGAAAAGAAAGTAATAGAGACATCAGGGCTAGGGGCTGACTATATTCCTCTATGGATTGATGCCAAAAAAGTTTTAAAGGTTTATGAAAACAATATTTTAATTTATGATGCAGATAATCCAGACGACTATGAAAGACACTTTGAGATTACTGCAGATAAAACAGCAATTGTGCAGTCTTACGCAGATGCGATAAATCGTAAGCAAGGTGCAGCACCAATTCTTCCAATATCTTCTTCAGATATGAATGCAATTACATATTATGAGCTTACGTTCCCAACAACATATGACTACATATTTGTTGTTGAAGCAGGATATAAAAAGATTCCATCAGATATTGTAAAGGCCACAGAGCTACTTGTTGATGACATTGCCTGTGGAAAGCTGGAGTATTACAAGAGATATGCTACAGCATACAATACAGATCAGTTTAAGATTCAGTTCGATCCAGCTATGTTTGAAGGGACAGGTAACATCATAGTAGACAAGATACTTTCTAAGTATGCAAAGTCTATTAGAAAACTAGGAGTTCTATAGTGGTTATTTGCGAAACTCCAGATTTTATTTACCCACTTTTAGCAGATGTATATTATCCAATTGTAGAACAATCTACTTATGGCAATGTCAAGAAGCAATGGATTTTAGATAGAACAGTAGCATGCTACTTTGAAGCAGCAGGAGCAGCTGGCAAAGAAGAAGTTAAGCCAAATGTTAACATAACAAAAGAAACAATTTTGGCTGGTAGGGCTAAAACAGATTTAAGAATTTCTAAGCTTGAAGAGGCAAACTCAATGACAAATGTGGTTATCACAAATATTAGAGATGCTTCTGGAAATCACATCTATGTTGAAACTTCTGGGCCTAGAAAGGGCAAGTCTACAATATTTGAGCTTGCGACACAAGAGCCAACGCTTGGGCCATTTGGACATATTGATTACTATAAGCTTGTAATCCGTAGATCTGAAAACCAGGCGGCAGATGTATAATGAAATTAAAATATCAAAACGAAAACTTTAATAGGGATATGAAAAACATAGTTGAATATACCCTTGGATTTTTAGATGGTGTTCAACTTGGAAAAGAAAAGTTTTTGTCAAATCTTGCTTCTGGAACAATAAACTATATGAAAGAGTTTGTTGACTCTATGGCAAGAGTTAATCCAGATGTCCTTCATCACGTTTATGAATGGGGAATGACAGGAAGCCCAGATGCTAGATTATTTGATTTAAATTATAATGTAACTGGTGCTGGTATTTCTATCAACTCTACATTTAGACAGTCTATGGTAGCCAAGAGTGGCTCCTCAGTGCCATTCTATGACAAGGCAAAAATTATGGAATATGGCTTGCCAGTAACAATTAGCCCTAGAAAATCTGATGTTTTGGTATTTGAACAAGATGGGCAAACTATCTTTACTAAAAATCCAGTAACAGTGCCTAATCCTGGTGGAGAACTTGTAAGGGGAAGCCTAGAAAGAACTCTTAATACATTTATCCAGCAATATTTTAGTCAATCTTTTTTGTATTCAAGTGGTATAATTGACAAGATTAAAGATGTCTCAGCATACAAAAAGAATCTTGCTATGGGGGCTAAGCTAGGCAAGGCCAAAGGAAAGCAAGTGGGATATTCTTGGATTATTAGAGCAGGAGTTGTTGATTAATGGCCATATACTATCCACCAATCTTTATTAACTCATACCTTGCTGATAAAATTACTGAGTCAATTCCAAATAGATTTAATGGATCTTTAAGATTCTTTCCAACTTCGCCAACTACCATAGATGACCTGACCCAAAATTTTTCAGAAGCTGCAAATGATGTTTTTGCGGTATACGATAGAATGTTTAAGCTTAGAAGAAAGCCATTTCCACACATTAAGCAGGAGCAACTTCTATACTATTTCTATAAAACTGCAGGTGACCCAGAAGCCTTAATAGAGACAACACAGTTAGTTCTAGATTTACTAGATAATGAGGATGAGTCTGCCCAAGACCTAAATTTGTGGATTGAGCAAAAGCAAAAATCAGCAGATCCGATTAGAGATCCATCTGGAGACATTATGCCATGTGTCTTTTTCCACAGATTAAGGGTTTATCAGCTAGAAGAAACTAGGGATATTGTAGACTTTGGAACAGCCAGAACCTTTGCAGGAAATAAGATAATTATTGACTATGAGTGGCACAAGTCATAAATGACAAAAAACACTGATATACTTATCTACGAGGAAACAACGCCCACTAATTCTATATAGAAGAAGAGGTGAATATTATGGCATATACACACCGTGGTACGAGTGCTAACATCATTGTTGGTGCAGCTACTCTATTTACTTACGAAAATGGTCTGCTAGCAGATACAGATCTGCCAGCTTACGAAAACGGTAAGTCCTTCCGTGAGTCTCTCCAGGCTGGAGCAGACGCAGAGACCAACTGGGTCTCCACAGATGGATTCCGCAACGTTGGCTACACCATGAATGGTTTGGAGCTTCAGTTCCAGCCAGACTTTGGTGAAGTGCAGGTAGACCAGGTTCTTGACGTTGCTAAGCTATACAAGCAGGGTATGCAGGTTAACCTGAACACTGCTTTTGCTGAGTCAACTCTAGAGAACTTGCTGTTCGCAATTGCTGGTAGCTCAACTGATCTATCTGATGCAATTGGAGCTGGTCTAGGCACTGGATCCAAGGAGCTAGAGCTAAGCTCTGGTGACATTGGAGAGTGTCCAGTTGAGCGTGGTCTAGTTGCAGTTGGTCCAGGTACTGGAGACTGTGAGCTAGGCTCTTCAATTGAGCGTGTCTACGTAGCATACCGTGCATTGTCGATTGACAACGTAACAGTATCCGCAAAGCGTGATGAGCCTACCATGTTCGAAGTTTCTTTCCGTCTGCTTCCAAATGACGCAGGTTCATACGGTAAGATTGTCGACCGTGTTATCCCAGCTGGTTCATAAAAACTAGCTTATAACTTAATAGGGCTGCCCTGGCTACGGCTGGGGCAGCTTTTTGTTATAATAGTAGGATGGCAACTAAGATATATGACGCAGGAAACATTTTCCTAATTGATGATACAGAAGTTTACATCACACCACTTAAGATAAAGTACTTAAGACAGGTAATGGATATTTTTGATAATAAGCTAAAGCCATCTAAAGATCAAGAACAGATTATGGAATCAATTATGGAATGTGTTGCAGTTTCCATGAAGCAGTATTATCCAATATTGAAAACTATAGAAGACGTAGAAGATAGCGTAGATTTACCAACAGCGTATAAAATTTTAGAAATTGGGGCTGGTATAAAATTAGCTAAAGAAAGCAATCAAGAAAAAGAGGAAGTTAGGGCAGAAGATCTAGAGGCAGATAATGACTGGAATACTTTTGACCTAGCAAAACTAGAATCTGAGGCTTTTCTTTTGGGAATTTGGAAAGACTATGAAGAACTTGAAACATCTCTATCTATGCCAGAACTAATGGAAACATTGAGGGCAAAAAGAGAATCAGAATATGCTGAAAGAAAATTCTTGGCTGCAATTCAGGGTATCGATATTGAAAAGAATAATGATAGCAATGCCTGGGAAAAAATGAAGGCTAGGGTCTTTAGTCGTGGCAAGACTGAAAACCCAAATGATATTGTAGCTTTTCAGGGTGCTAATGCACAAAAAGCAGGGTTTGGTATAGGTCTGGGCTTGTCCTATGAAAGAATAGACTAACTTTTATACCCCCTATGTGATATAATCT